CTTGTACGTGTTTTGGTTAGCTTTGTTGCGACATTAACTTTTACTGATTTCTATGCGATGGGGAGTTTCTACTCTTCTATTACCGGATTGATTGAATATATAGCATCCATTTCTCAAAGAGTGGATGATGCAATTCCTGAAGCTGGTTTTGAGGATGGTGTAAATTTCTTTAACTTAGCATTTGCTTCTGTATACAGTAGTTATAGTGGCAAGGATATTCCCATGGAATTTATGAAAACTTTGAATGTGGTTGGTAGAGCGAAAGGAACTCTCACTGAGATTCTACGCTCTGTCATTAAGGCTATTGAGGAAATGACTAATTATGTACTTCTTCATTATACCGATTCCCATCCAGTTAGATTTTTGAAAGCTAACGTTCAAGAGATAGATGATTTTCTTCAAAAGTCAAATGTTATTTTTGCGATGTATAATCGTAATGAATTTCCTTATACACTTGAGAGAAAATACTTTTTAGATTCTGTCATTCTAGAAGGCAAGAAACTTTTTGCCGGTTTTCCTAGAGATAGAAATATTGACAATGCGATCAAGTTGTTATTCGACGAGATTCAAAAATTGATCAAGATCCAGAAAGAATTCACTACAGAAACCTCTTCTATGAAAGGAGCGAAACAGGAAGCTGTTATTGTTATGTTTAGAGGAGGTCCTGGAACAGGAAAATCTCTCACCTTGGAAAAATTTTCCCAGGATTTTGTTAGAGAAATTCTTGATCCTAGTGAAATTGCAACCTTTGAAGCCAATTATGCTACCTATATCTATGCTAGAATGGGTGTGCAAGGTTTTTGGGATGGAGCGACACCCCTTATGAAAGCGGTTCTTTATGATGATTTTATGCAGTCCCGAGATTATTTGGGTACTGATAATCCTGAAGTTATAGAACTTATTAGAGGAGGTAGTTCGTTTCCCTTCGCTTTGCACATGGCTAGCTTGGAAGAAAAAGGGAAAGTTCATATGAATGCTGAACTTATAGCTTGTACAACCAATCTTTCTTCGATGAACTTTGAGACAATATCGAAACCGGAAGCTCTATTTAGGAGAATCAGTTTTGATTATATAGTTCATCCACATCCTGACTTTGTACTTGAGAGTACTAAGGATTTGTCCCTATGGGAACAAAAATTTGATATTTCAAAGTTGCCTAGGAGCAACTATGTAGATACAGATGGCAGTCCTAGAGATGTTTCGAATATGCACCCTCATGCTCAGTTGTTTACTCCTTGTGATAAAGATGGAGTTCCTCTGAGTGATGCTAGAACTTTGACTTATGATGAAGTTTTGCAAAAAGCTTTGGACTTGAGAAAGTTGAAGCGTGCTTGGTATCTTAGAAGCCTTAGGGAATTTAGAAATCCAACTACAAGAAAACAGTTCTTTGCTAGTACCGATAAATCGACTCCTACTTTACCAGAAGGAGGAAGTTCCTCCTCTGATGAAGCAGGTTCTAGTACTCCTAATCCTGAAAAGGATGGAGGAATAGAATTTAGAGTTCCTTCACTACCCAGTATACCTAGGAGTGATAGTGAACCTATTTTGGAGATTTTGAGTTCCGAAGAAGATTGTTTTCTGGAAGGTATTCCCCCCCGTGAAGATCCTTTTGAGTTTGATAGACGTCCAATTTGGGACTGGCAAATGATGTATAGACCAGAAGTGGTTATATATGCAGAGAAGTTTCTGTTCCGTTTTTGGGAAGGCACGAGAGAATTTGATATTTTAGTCAATAGAACTATGGATTTAGCTATGGTTACTTTTGAAATTGAAACTTTGAATGGTGTGGCTTTTAGTCCATATTTAATGTGTGCTGTGCTAGAAGTACATGGTGCTCTAGCTGTAGAGTACTTGCGTTTTGGTAATGTGGCCGTAATTCGAAGTGAAGTTTTCTCTCATAAGCAACCATATTGTGTACCGCGTTTTCCTATTCCAATCAATCCTGATGTTAAATCTTGGAGAAAGATTGCTAAGGATAGTATTATGAAACTTTTAAAAGTTATTGATACTACTTTTTGTGATTTTATTGAATGGTTTGAGAAATGCGATTATTCATGGTTGATCTTGTTTAGTGTCATGGCTGGTTTTGCTTTTGTGTTCCTTTATCCTCATCTTAGGAGTCTTATTGACTCAATATTTGGGAAGGAGGAGAGCGAACCAGAATCTTTAGGTCATAGTGATAAGCTTGCTAAAAGCAGAGCGCCCAAGAAATGGGTTAGGAATGCTGATCAGGTTAAACACGACCTTAAGATTGTGCCAGAAGCAGGAGGTGGATTAGATTCTAGTGGCTATGAACTTGGTTTGTCAATTTTCAATAGAGCTTTTTATCTCTTACAAGTAGAGACTAAGCTTGGGAGTGGAAATTTTGACACCTTAGGGTCTATTTTCTTTGTTTCAGGTAGGATTGCGTTGATGCCTTATCATTTTGTTCTACGAATCTTGAGTTATGTGGAAGATAATCCAGAACTTTTAGATTGCGACGTAAAGTTGTGTCGTAATTTGGAAGAAGATGGTTTTCGATATGTAGTGAAAGTTCGTGATATAATACAAGGACATCAGACAGGAGTGCTGTGTGCCAAGGATTTAGTTTTGGTTGAGTTTCCGCGTTCTGTTCAGGTTCATGCTGACAGAACTGAATTTATTGCTCAGAGAAGTGATTATCAGCGGGTGACCAATAACATTCCTTTTGTAATGCACGTCAAGGGAAAACCTGTTAGGTCACGCCCTGGTTTCGCGACTGCTATTGATAAAATGGTGATTACTCCTTCATATGCAGACTCTTATACTGTGAGAGACATGTATGCCTATCCCGTATTTACGGGTCCAGGCGATTGTGGTTCTCCTTTTTGTATTCTCAATACTAAAACCAGAAATCGAAAGATATTTGGTATACATATAGCCGCCTCCAGTAAATTGCAGCAAGGTTATGCCGCTGCTCTTTGTCAAGAAGACGTGTTAGAGGATCTCAAGATGTTTGCACCTCAGATAAAGAGTGATGATCCAGAATTGATATTGCCCCAGTGTAGTGACTTACCTTTTCCTTCTCAGTTTGGAGGCATAGGATATGTTGAAAAGTATGCATCTATGGCGAATTATAGTAAGATCGTTAGGTCGAGACTGTATAATACAATCGTGGAACCCATTTCCGCCCCAGCTAGATTAAAGCCATTTACAAATAAAGTAGGTGATTTGATCGATCCATTACTTATAGCGCAGGACAATTATTGTACCCGCGCTGTTTCATTTGATAATGAAGTAGTGGAAGATGCTAGAGATAGTTTGCGCATATATTTGTATGATAAATCAAAGAAAGATGTCCACAAGGTTCCTTGGAACTGGGATGAAGTCTTGTATGGTTTAGATTATGATGAAGATGCTAGAGGTATGCCAACGACTACGTCACCTGGTTATCCTCAAAATGTCCCTGGTGTTATAAATTGGAAAGAGCAAATTTTTCGTCACGAAAGAGGTTCTCCTGAGAATATCGAAGCTTGTAGTATAGTGTTTCCAATGTTGGATGCTGTAGAAAAGCGCTACCGTGATGGTGAGAGACCTTTGTGGTTGTTCTGCGATAATTTGAAAGATGAACGGAGGCCCATTGAGAAGGTTCGAGAAGGGAAAACCAGGATGTTTTCTGGTACACCTTTCTTTTACTATTGTATTTTTAAGAAATACTTTGGTGCTTTCCAGTTATGGTTGATCAAGAATCGTATCTCTAATGGTATGGTGATTGGTTTGAATCCTTACAGTGTTGAATGGGAATTTTTGGCACAAAGTCTTACACGTTATGATTTCACAGGTTCCGCTGTTGGAGCCGGGGACTATTCGAAGTTTGACGGATCAGAACAACCAAAGATACACTATGCTATTCTAGATATAATTAATGACTGGTATGATGATGGTGCAGATAATGCTCTCATTAGGTCTATTTTGTGGTTAGAAGTTGTCAATTCAAGACATTTGTGTGAAGGTGTGGTTGTGGAGTGGCCCTCAGCTTTACCGAGTGGGCACCCTTTTACTATGCCTATAAATTGTCTGTACAATCATATGAATTTCCGGATGAGTTGGAAACTTTTGAGGTTACCAATGTATCATTTTAATGCTCATGTATATTTAGCTGTGTGTGGCGATGATAATATTTTTACGGTATCTCACGAGTATAGAGATTTGTTTAACGAGATGACTTTAGTTAGTGTCATGTCTGAATTAGGGATGACTTATACGACCGAGTTGAAGGGTACTGCTACTATTCCGTTTAGGAAACTAGAGGAAGTAGAGTTCTTGAAACGATCGTTTAGGTTTGAACCAATTCTTGGTCGCAGAGTAGGTCCTTTACGTTTATCAGTAATACTAGAAATGGTTAACTGGTCAAAGAAGGGAGCAGATTTTGTTGACATCACTTGTCATAATGTTGATGTTGCTTTGGATGAGTTAAGTCTCCATCCACGTGATGTGTATTCGTTGTGGAGAGCGCGGATCGTTAATTCTTTTCTAATTCAATATCCTGGATCAATAACGCAGAGATCAATGTACGATAAGTACCCTGATCGTCAAGCTTTTGTTGTTGACTCAGATGTGTTTTTCTCTGGATAGAGAGACAATCGGATGAGTTCTTCTCCTTTAAGTAAGAATAGGTAGGGTCTTAACCCCTAGGTTGCGGACACCTTAAGTTCCGCTGCTAGGTTTCAGTGTGATCTTGTTAGTGTATATAAAATCTATAGTTCTAAAACACTTAAGCAGTGCTGCTGAAACAACGAGGTGGGCTATTTAGCCTTACTTCCAGGAAGCCTGGGGAGCAGCCCTCCCAAATTCCAGGAAACTATAGTACGGATTTCGTTAGCTTGAGTAGGCTCGATTTCTTAAAAATTTACTTGCTACAATTAATAACAATTCGGGTGGCTCCGATTCAAAAGCTAACTTAGCTCCAAACACTGTTGTGGATGGAGCAGGAGAAAGGACGATAGACGGTACTACCGCTTTCGTCAACGATTCGGAAGTAGTGCAAGCGTCTATTATAGCGCCTCTCTCCGTTTCAAGATTGCTAACTCAATCGAGTGCAGTCGAAAATATAGAGGATATAAAAAGATGGATGGCAAAACCTGTCATAGTCTCTTCAACTCCTCTTTCCAGTACGGATACTGTTAGTACCTTTGCGAAGATTAATGTTCCTGGAACTATTGTTGCTGATGCTTTGTTGAAAGACAAACTCAGTGGATTCTTAGGTTTTAGAGCTACCACTGTCATTCGTTGGGTTATTAATGGAAATAGATTTCAACAAGGGAGGTATATGTTGTGTTATATCCCTTATGGTGGAATGAATGGGAACACTACGAGAGGAAACGCTCACTTTAACACGCATTTGTCGACACTCGTTCAGAGAACTTCGGTTACTCGAATTGAGCTAGATATTACGTGTGACACTGAGGGCCTTCTCCGCATTCCATATTCATCAGCTCTCAATTACTATCCTCTTACCAGTTTGTCTGACGCAGAGGCTTATGGTACTTGGGGAGCGTTTCAAATTTTTCCGTACTCTGTGGTTGTAGCACCTACTGGTACCACTTCAGTTTCTTCAACAGTGTTTGTGCACTTTGAGGATGTTGAGTTAATCGGAACAACTTACCCTCAGTCGGGACGTTTGTTTTCAGGTACAAAAAGGAAGAAAAAGAGTATTACAGAACAGGAACAAGATAGTGCTGGAGTAGGTCCAGTTACTTCTGTACTTGGAAGTATTAGCTCACTGAGTGGAGCACTGGTAAAAATCCCTTTTATTTCCAGTTATGCTTCTAATATTTCTTGGGTTTCAGATATTCTGGGAGGAGCTGCGAGTAGATTTGGTTGGTCAAAACCAATAAATTTAGCTCATTCCACCAGAGTTACTCGTAATAGTTTGATGTATTTTGGGAATGTTGATTCTGTGGATCAGTCTCAACCTCTCGCAATGTATAGTACAAATCAAGTTGGAGTTTTACCTGGTTTTTCTGGCACTGATATTGATGAGATGGATTTTTCTTATCTTTTTAGTATTCCTGTGTGGCAGAAAACTTTAACGTGGGCTACGACAGATGCTGTTGATGCCGCGTTAACTTTTGGAGGCGTGCATCCCTTTCAGTGGGTTGCTCAGAGAACATTAACAACTTCAGGCATGGTAGTGAACGATTTTACTCCAGGTCAGTTGGTTGCAAGTATGTTCAATTACTGGAGAGGGAGTATAGTTTACACTTTTAAAATAGTTAAAACTGAATTCCACTCTGGTCGGTTGCAGGTTGTTTTCGGACCCACTGATTATAATGCAGGAACGACAGCTTATGTTGCTGCCAGCAGGAAATATTGTAGACGAGAAATTATTGACATTAGAGAGACTAGTGAGTTTACTATTGTTATTCCGTATCAGAGTTCTCAGTCTTATCAAAGTTGTGCAACTGTTACTACTGGAGGTCCTGAACATATAGGATTTTTCCAGATGACAGTATTGGATAAACTTTGTGCTCCTTCAGCTGTATCTACATCGGTTACTATCCTTTGGGAAGTGTCCTATGGTCCAGATTTTGAAGTAGCTTTTCCTAAATCTTTTGGAATGACTCCAGTATTTGGAACAGCCCCTCAATCAGGAAATATTTTTACAGATGTTCCTAGTTCCAGTAATATCTGTGAAATTCAATCTGGAATTATAGGAGGAGGAAATCCCATAATGTCTTCAACAGTGAATGCAGAAGCCTGTATAGGTGAGAGAGTATCTTCTCTGAGAGCTATGCTCAAAAGTATGAGTTTGATTCCACCTTTGATTCCTGCTAATTTTGTAGATTTACCTAATTGGCACGTAGTGCCATTTGGAATGATTAATGCGGCTGATACTGCTACCAATTTTACTCCTAATCAGGGTGGTGATTTGTATTCAGTTTTGGCTTCTTGTTATTTATATTCCAGAGGAGGTGTTAGATTGAAACTGATTGATATCGGTATTAAACCCAACATTTCCAATCTCTGGGTTTCTACTTTGTTTCATATTGCACCAAATACAATTGTTCCGTATTTTCTTGGGAACTCCTTAGCCACTTATGGTGGTGGAGGTTCCAGAAATTTTGCTAATGTGTTGAATGGACCTCGTGTGTTCACGAATCTTGAGCAAGAAAGAGCGATTGAGATAGTTTGCCCTCAGTACAGTAAACCAATGTCCCGAGTGAATTGGGATCATGCTGTTGGTTCTGGGTATAATTATTTGGTGAACACTGGTACTCATGCTACTCCTTATATTGTGGAATTTACTGCTATGAACACAGCAGCTGATCCCAAAACAAATTCAGTGTTCGTTGCTGCGAGAGGCGGTGCGGACGACTGTAATTTTGGAGGATTTATTTCCGTACCACCAATGACATACTTTGGTAGTGCGCCCTTTCCTCCAGTGCCGGCATCTAATGCTGGCTAATGTCCCCTTGTGGGACATAACGGGTCAACCGGAACCCTAGAAGACGGACCTCAATGTGTGAGGTTAATAACACATCGTTTGTAAGGAACGTAAAACCTTTAGGTATCGACCGTTATCTGGTTTAGTCGGTACTGATTTTGATGAACCTCCAGACATTGCTAGGGTTTGTCGAGACGTGAGAGAGTGAAGTTCACGCCCATTTCTACTATTAGAGTTTTATGACATTTAGATATGTTGTCCACTTTTGTTGCTATTCAATGAGATAGCGATGGGCGTGGCCATTCTTAGTCTAAGTCAGAACTCGCCGCTAAGATAAAGGCGGCCACCTATTTTAGTATTGTGTAGATTTACACTTACTAGTAATAGGAACTTTTCAG